TATATATATATGGGATCGAGAGATCAGAGTTACCTTCATTGCCACCCACAAGAGGAGGTACTCCGATGCGATCAATATGCGGTAACGTAAAAGGCACAGTGCGATGCACTCAGTATCAAAGAGAATATACACCTGATCTACTTATTCAGTTTTTAACAGACATTTGCAATAGGACTTTACTATGAGTTTACCTGCCGCACTTCAAGGCTTAGCCAATTACAACCAATTTATTGTTTACAAGCTTGTCCCGCGTGGCGAGACTGGCAAGATGGACAAGCTCCCTGTGGACTGGCGCAATGGCCGTGTTGCTGATAGCCAAGACCCGTCAATATGGACAGACTACGACACCGCATACGCTTACGGTCAAGGCAAGGTAGGTTTTGTGTTCACGGACCAAGATCCTTTTTGGTTCTTAGACATTGACGATTGCTTACTCCCTAGCGGCTGGTCGCCACTCGCTCAAGAGCTTTGCGCGTTGCTACCAGGTGCAGCCATTGAAGTGTCGCAGTCAGGTAAAGGCTTACACATATTTGGCACGGGTGCAGTCCCTAAGCACGCTTGCCGTGGTGAGGCTGGCTCAGGACTAGAGTTTTATCATACTGGACGCTTTGTTGCGTTCGGTGGTCGTGATGGCACGGTGGGCGATTGTTTGACTGATTGCACGCGAGGCGTTGCGACACTTGTAGAGCGTTATTTTAACCGTTTGCCACAACAAGACAACACGCCAGTTGAGTGGACCGAGGCGCCGACAAGCGAATGGCGCGGCTCTGTGGAGGACGAGGAATTGATCCGTCGCGCTTGCAATGCTAAGTCAGCTAGTGGCGTATTCGGTAGCAAGGCAACCTTTGCACAATTATGGGATGCAGACGAGACCGCGCTTGCTAAAGCGTTCCCCGATCAAGGTGGACGGCCTTATGACGCAAGCTCAGCCGATGCTGCACTAGCTCAACATTTAGCCTTTTGGACAGGAAAAAATTGTAAGCGGATGGACGCCCTGATGCGTAGATCCAAGTTATACCGCGAGAAGTTTAACCGCGAGGACTACCTCAAGCGCACCATTTTACAGGCCGTCGCAAAGCAAAAAGATGTTTGCATCGACAAGCCGATGGCTGAACTGGCGGCAGTGGTGGCAGTCACAAAGCCGCGGGACGTCGAGGGTAATGTATTCCTCGACGCTGAGCAGCAGAAGGTATTATTTGAGGGCTGCACGTATGTCTCAGACCTGAATAAAATATTAGCCCCGCACGGACACAGTTATAAGTCTGAGCAATTCGATAATATGTTCGGCGGCTATACGTTCATCTTAGACAAGTCAAACAGTAAGACCACGCGCAGCGCGTGGGAGGCGTTCAATAAGTCTCAAGTGGTAGTCAATCGCAAAGTACATACATCCAGCTTTAGACCCGATAAAGAAGCGGGCGAGATATGGACGCAAGGCAATGAGCTGCACGTCAATAGTTACTGGCCTATCAATACCCCGCGCAAGTATGGAAACCCTAGACCGTTTACGGATCATTTAGCGCGTATTCTACCCGTTGAGAAAGACCGAGAAATTATCATGGCGTATATGGCCGCTGTGGTGCAGCATCGGGGCGTTAAGTTTCAATGGACGCCACTCATTCAAGGTGCCCCTGGTAATGGTAAATCGTTATTGTCCCGTGTGCTGGTGGAGGCTATCGGCAAGCGTCATTGCCACATGCCAAACGCGCAGGAGCTTACAGACAAATTTAATGACTGGCTGGACGGAAAACTTTTTATTGCTGTGGAGGACGTTTACGTCCCGCAGGAGCGCCGCGAGATTATGGAGGCGCTCAAGCCAATGATTACTAATGACTGGCTGGAAATTCAAGGCAAGGGTAAAGATAAAGAGTCCCGCTTCGTGTGTGCTAATTTTATGCTCAATAGTAACCACAAAGACGCGTTACAAAAAACTAAAGACGACCGTAGACTGGCGGTGTTCTATTGTGCTCAGCAGACGGCCTCAGACATTTTGCGCGATGGCATGGGAGGCTCATACTTCCCCGCGCTTTATGACTGGCTCAGGCGCGACGGTTACGCGATTGTGAATGACTACTTAATGACTTACCCTATACCCGATGAATTAAACCCTGCTAAGGGCTGCCAGCGGGCGCCATTGACATCATCCACGCAGGAGGCTATCAGCGAAGGCATGGGCGCCATCGAACAGGAAATACTCGGCGCGGTAATGGAAGATCGCGTCGGCTTCCGTAACGGCTGGATCAGCTCTCACTATTTAGACAATCTCATACACGATAGAGGGGCGTCACGCATTGCACGGAATACACGCCGCGATATACTGCGAGACTTAGGATATATCGCGCACCCTGGATTGCTTAACGGTCAAGTGAATAATGTTGTACACCCTGATTTGTGCAAGCCTCGGTTATTCGTAAAAGAAAACCACGCCTCATTAAACTTGCGAGGCGTGGCGGTGGCTAAAGCGTATGAAGAAGATCAGCAGGATAAAACGGCGCTTAAGGTTGTTATGTAGCAGGTGTGGGGCTAAATTGTTCAAACACCATCACGGCCAGCATATATTTAGATATAGGCATGTTACGTTGTCCACTTTCCCAAGATACCCAGGCGCGGTTACTGCACCCGATAAGTGCAGCCGCGTCGTTGGTTGATAATCCGTGCTTAAGGCGTAGCGCCCGCACTTCGTTTGCTAATGGTTTATTGGTCGTCATGGTGTTTATAGTCCCCTAAGTTAAAATATGCCTGTATTGCCTCCCACACTATCGCAAGAATGATCAGACAACATACAGAAAAAATAATGCCTATTAGTAGTAAGAGCAGCATCATTGCACCTCGCCCGCTAATTGTGCGTTAAGCTCTTTAAGCTCAAAGATAGTATCTTCAAGGCTTTCGATTTTATCTTCAGACTCGTTGAGTTCATCTTGCACGCGTTCTAGTTGTTTCTCCATCTCGTTTAGTTCATCCTGCAAGTCGTCGAAAGCTTGGCCATTGTCACGCATTGCAAGGGCTAAGGCGTCATATAATGCCACCTCAAGGGGTGACACTGGCCGCGTGTATTTAATCAAGTCCTCGGCGCTTAGAATAGCGATATTTAGATCAGTCATTTTTTAATCCCCTATACATTTATTGATAAACTCTCGGCGTGCGTATGGCTGCTCGGTAGTATCAGGCGCCACAATATCCGCTAGATCCTCGGCGATAGATTGCACGCGGTAAAGCTCGCTTAATGACTTACTCGGATCGTCCCAGTGGGCGCGGATAACGGCGGCCACGGCGTCGGGCGTGATAGTGTTTAATTTTCGCATGATATAAACCCCTCTTTAAGTAACGCGGCTATTTTGCACTTTGCCGCGTATAATGACTTGAAGCTATTAAAATAATCTATCGTAACGTTACCGCTGCACTTGAGGGCCGCCTGGACCCGTACTAGTGGCTTATCGCAGTAACCGTGAATATAGAAACCTTTATATTTTATTGTGAACATAATGCGGCCTTTGCATTTTCAAGCGTGCGGGATTGTCTAGTTAAATAATTACTAATCGCTAATTCAGCTTCAGTCAATCCAGTTAATGAGTCGTACAAACTAAACAATTCATTATAATTTTTGTCAGCTTTGTCGGCTGATGTGTGAAATAAATCAGAGTCGCTTATTACTGCGCCAAACATATTAAACACAACGTTTCTACGTACTCGTTTACTGTATTCAGGATGTGGTAAAGATTCCTGCAATATATAAAAGAAACCATTTTTTGTAGAACGTCCGCGAAGTATTCTAGATTTAAAATATCGTAATGTGTCCGCGTTTACGTAATGAGTCCGCCCAGTTAGATTCATACTCGCGTCACTATCAGCGTAGTGGCTTTTTGTTCTATAACGCTCAATGCCTAAAGCGTCTAATGTTGCTGATAATTTTTTGTCTAATGTGTTCATTTTGTAACCCCTAAATAAATAAAGATAATGATTGCTGCTAATCCCATATATAAACCTAACTGCTGTAAACCTAAATAAGTATCTAACACTTTGTGACTCCCTTTGCTGTTGTACATGTAGCTATATTACATTAATTACACATTGTGTACAATTTATATTTTAATCACAAAGGGAATATTGATAAGTTTTACTTATAGTTTACTACGACATTGTGTATTAATTGTGCAATTGTTACTTATAATACACAATGTCCACCTCAGTCGCTTCGTGCGAGGTGCCTAAAAGGTATGGTGCGAGGTGCGCTAAGTCATTGAATAATAAAGTTTACCTCGCGCACCTCTATTTTTGCAGCATTTTCCTATCCCCCGCGCCCGCCCTCGCCTCTATACGCGCGTTTACTCTCTCTCTCTCTCTCTCTCTCTTTAAGAAAGTAAGAGGTATTAAGGTAAATAGGGGTAACGCCCCATTGTGGCTGGCACCTTGAAGGCTCAAAGTTTATACCTCTTAGGGTGAACGAGGTAAATGATTTGCGGTTAACATCTGCTTAAAAAAGAGGCAAACTCTTGATTTACGACCGCCCCTATCGCCCTAATCCCGCACTGCACAAGGGTTCCAGCGATAGCAACCACTAACATGAAGTGACCACTAACCTGTGGATAACTTTTGTTATGTTGTACACATTGTAGTTGTTTGCCTATTTTTTAAGCAAAAGTTGCCTATTTTTTAAGCAGATGTTAAGTGTTACCTGTGGATAACCTGTGGATAAGTCTAACCCTATTACGCTGTAAGCCAAGCGTAGCAAGGGTCTCAAGGGGTCAGCTTACCTGTGGATAAGTTTATACCCGCCGCCCCCTGGTTAGCGTGAAGCCAAGCGGGGCGCGGGTCTCAGGGCCATTAGCGCACGATCAATTGCAATAAATAACTCTGGGGCCACCCGCCCTCCCCCACGGACGGGGTGCTTCAAATTTGCGCCCCTCGTCCCAAACTGCGCGTCAGGCAAAGGTTTAAACACATTGTGTATAGTGTAACTATCCGTCACCAGCGCAACATCTTTACAATCCCATCGCACAATCTTTACAATCTGTACCATCGGTTTACTTGACACCATCGTCACCAAAGCACATCATTGTGGTTATGAGCCTCTCAGCCCAACAATTACTAATGCAAATCAGTGATGACCGCGCCTTAGGTGCAGCATTACTCTTTCCGCATCGACACCGCCAAGCCTCGCCTGACTTCCACTACAAAGTCATGGATATGTGGCGTTCAGCCGATCAATTCGTCAGTATTGAAGCGTTCCGTCAAGGTGCTAAAACAACCATCTCTGAGGAGTTTTTATTGCTCGAAGGGTTATTTGTTAACTTTAAATACTGCTTAATCTTCGGTGAGACGTACACAAAGGCTTGTCAGCGTATCGAGGCGATGAAGCATGAGCTGAATACCAATATGCGGATTTATGAGCTATTCGGTAAGATGAAAGGTGATAAGTGGTCCGAGAATAAAATCATTCTAAGCAACGGTGTGGCTATCGAAGCGCACGGCTGGGACGAGGAAATTCGCGGTTACTTGCATCAAGCTAATCGTCCTGATCGCGCTTACCTAGATGACATCGAGACTGAGGAGCGCGTGCGTAATTCAGACGAGGTTGATAAGAATTGGAAAAAACTCCACAAGCAATTGATGCCAGCAATGGACAAAGAGTTTGGCAAAATACGGATGACTGGTACGCCACTCGCTGACGACTGCATGATCCGTCGCGCTGCTAACTCACCGCACTGGACGCACGGACATTTCCCAATCTGTGACCGAGATATAGATGACCCTCAAGCACAATCGTTGTGGGATACGCGCTATCCGATGGAATGGATACGCAACTTGCGCGATCAGATGTCATCCGAGGGGATGCTTCGAGAGTTTATGCAGGAGTACATGCTGGTGCCAACTGGCGCTCAGGGTAAGCCGTTCGATGAAACGATGCTACGCTTCCAAGATGTCGCGCCTACCATGTATGCGCCTAAGATTGTTATCATGGACCCAGCCCGTACCGTTGAGGTGAAGAAGTCTGACCAAACAGGTCACGTCACTGTGTCGCGTGTCGGTACCCGCATTTACGTTCACCAATCAGGTGGCGAGTATTGGCAACCTGACGAGATTATCAATGGGGCGTTCGCCATGAGCAAACGTCACGACGATGCTGAAGTAGCCATTGAAAAGAACTCACTTGATGACTGGTTGCTCCAACCAATGCGAGCTGAGATGCTCAAAACAGGTAAGTCATTGAAATTACGGACACTTAATGCACCGCAAGACCGAGACAAAGCCGCTTTCATTATGGGCTTGCGTCCGTTCTTTTTAGCAGGGGACATCATTCTCGTTGGTGGCCGTGCAGCGCACCAGCAACTCGTCAGTCAAATCGTCAACTTCCCATCGGGCAAACGCGACGTGCTTAATGCCCTAGCGTATGCCCTAAAAGTGTTCAGCGGTGTGCCAATCTACGGTGACTTTGGTGAGGCAAATCTTACCCAGCTAACTGAGGTGTCACGCAATACTCAACTCTTGCTCGGTGTGAACGCCACATCGACTGAGACAACGGGCGTGCTTTGCGCCCTTGATGGCCAGCACTTAACCGTCATTGCCGACTGGGTAAGTCCATTGATGCCAAACGACGCCATCCCTGACATCGCATTACTACTACGTGCCATGTACCCAAACAAAAAAGTCACCGCATGGGTCCCCGCTGATGTGTTTGACCAGGTGGGACGCAATCCGCTAGTCACAGCATTGCGTGCCGCTAAAATACCAGTCAATCGGGCTGAGAACGCAGTCATGGCAAGGGGTTCGTTGTCACCAATGATACGCACTGAGAAAACTAACAAGCGACTCTTGCGCGTCGATGACAATGCGCGTAATGTGATGCAAGCGATGGCACAAGGATACAACTGGGCATTGAAGCCAAATGGCGATAGATCGGGTGAACCTGAGCGCGGTACGGCAAGAACTTTAATTGAATCATTAGAGTGCTTGACATTCGCAATTAACAAGGTCAATAATGATACAATCCAATATAAAACTAACGCGCATAATGCGTTAGGTACACCCTACATATCAGCATTATCGAGGTAATGATGGCAAAACAGTCCGACAAAAAGCCTAAAGAAGCCATTGAGAATTGGGCTGAAAAAATCGAGTCCGATATTTATCAAGATTGTGCGGGCAAATATGCTGATATTGAAAAAGCTTTTAAAAATCGTGAAGAAGCTGACGAGGCAATTCAGGAGTATTGGCATATCTATAATGCTGACCCTGATGATAACCAAGCCTACCAAGGTAATTCAAAGTGTTATGTTCCTGTGGTTCGTGATGCTATCACTGCCCGCGCTAAACGATCTCTTAAACAGTTATTCCCGAATAAATATCAACACGTGGACGCCGTAGGTACGGACAGTCAAAAGCCTATGGCTCAGCTCTCATTGCTTGAGCACTACATTCGTTCTACCAAACTCAAATCCGTTGTACGTTCAATGCTGGTCGCAGGTGATGTGACTGGTCAATGGAATTTGTATGTGGACTGGATGCGCGATGTGCGCTCAGTCACAAACATGATCCGTAAAAATCCAGTGATGGAAACGGCTGAAGGTCAGCAAGTAGAATTGCTAGATCAAGACGACGAGATTGAAGAATTTAGAAATGATGAAGTGGTTGAAGAAGGCCCGATCATTACGGACTTCGCAACTGAGGATATGATCGTTATCCCACCAACCGTCAACAACATTGAAAAAGCTGACATCACTGCAATCAAACTTCGCATGAGTAAAGCGCAAGTTAAAAAGATGGTCGACGATGGCATCTTTATCTTGCCTGAAGATAGCGAGATTGGTGAGTGGGTTAGCAGTCACAAAGGCCGTGAGAAGCGCGTACCTGAGAAAAAACGTACAAGCGATGCTGGCATCAAAACAGAAGGCACACTCAAGTATGCACTGATCTACGAAGCGCACATGATGCTTGAGTTTGAAGAAGGTCAGAAGTCATTGGCGTATGTTTACTACGCTGGTGAGAATGATGTGGTCGGCATTATCAAAGCGCCACAATGGAATCAAAAACGTCCAATTATTTCAGCGCCAGTCGAACGTATCAGCGGTTCATTTAACGGCATTTCTAAAGTTGAAGCTGTGAAATGGTTGCAATGGAATCTCAATGACTTCTTTAACATGGGTCAAGACTCCGCAATGTATTCATTGCTACCAATCGTAATGACTGATCCTGAAAAGAATCCTAACTACGCCATGATGGTATTTGGTTTAGCGGCAGTGTGGCCAGTTGATCCTAACTCAACGCACTTCCAAAGCTTCCCACAACTGTGGAAAGACTCTATCCAAATGTGTCAATCAATCAAATCTCAAATCCATGAGTCATTGGATGTAAACGAGATGATGATGGGTAAGACTGGCAGTGGCCGTAAAAACAATGCAGCCGTTGGTGCTCAAATGCAAGAGTCGTCAGTATCCATTGTCGACCACGCTGAACGCTTTGAGGAGGAAATTCTCAATCCATTGATGGAGCGTTTCTTTGAGTACGACTGCCAATTCCGAGATAAAGAATTGACTGTGATCTCAATGGGTGAGATTGGTGTTGAAGCGCAAATGCAACAGATCCCAATTCAACAATGGGGGCAACGCTACTTCTTCCAATGGACTGGCACCGACTTTGTGATGAACATGCAACGTATGCAGCAACAAATTGCTACGATGAACGTGTTGCGAGGAATCCCACCACAACAATTAAATGGTCGCAAACTAGACATTACACCAGTACTTGAGATACTGGTTCAAAACGTATTTGGTAACGAACTTAGCAATCGCATCTTAATTGACGAACGCAATAAGTTTACTGTAAGCCCTGAGATCGAAGATGAAATGATGGTCAACTTTATCGCAGTGGACACCCATGAAGCCGATGACGATGTAGAGCACTTGCAAAAGCATCAATTGGCAGCTCAAATATCAGGCGACCCAAGCGGTATATTCCGTGGCCACATACAGAAGCACATGGAACAATTACAACGTAAACGTCAGATGGCGATGGCTGCTCAACAACCTCAAGGTATGCCAGGTATTCCTGGCGGTGCTGGACCAGGTGTTGCGGGTACTCCACGTATGGGTGCTCAACCACAGCAACCTCGCCCTGGCCAAAACCCACCTGGTGCGATCCCACAAGACAATATGATCGGTGCGCCAGCTAGGTAACTTGAGAGCTTAAATTATGACTGCCCCAATTGAATATAATGTCCCGATAACGCCTGATACCGCAGTTAAGATGGCGTTGAGCATGACAACGCAAACGCTTTACTACGTAGACAACAACGGTAATGTTCAGATTTTAGCAAGTGTGGCCGCCAATGGTGGTAACTTTACTAACGTCAACATCACTGGCGGTACTATTCAAGGTGTTGCTTTAACCATTGATAGTTTAGACTCAACCCCAATTGGTGCAAATACTCCATCAACTGGTCGGTTTACTACGCTTACTAGCACAGGTTTAGCAAGCTTTAATAGCTTGTCTACAGCTAATGCTACTATCACTGGCGGTTCAATCACTGGCGTGTCACTTACCCTCGATAGCTTAGACAATACACCTATCGGTGCAGCAACACCGTCCACTGGGAAATTCACAACATTACAAGCAAG